CCCCAGCCGCTCTCAGAGCCGAAGAAAACATTATTTCTCGCTGGTTAGCCATTAGTCTGCTGTTCTCCTTTGCCATACCTTTAGGAAGTCAATTGTCATGGTATTTGCAGTACCATTCCTAGTAGTAACATTCAAGTGTGGTGTTATCAGTGTATTGCTTGTCGGCCCTGTTGTTACAGGTGCTGACTTATATGTCTGATATCCATTTTTATTAAGTCTGTAGAAATGTACTGTAGCTGGAGAAGTCCAAGCATCTGTAGTTCCAGCAGTTCTAGTTCCTTCTAGTGCCACAATCAAAGTCTCATAAGTATCTGCTACCGGAGCAAATCCAGTATCAGTTACTGTATCATTAGTACCTTGGTCGTAAGTTGCGGCAAGTTTCCAATTGTCTGTACTGTCGTCTGTATCAAATGCCCATACCGCACAGTCTGTAGCTGTGAAGGTGGCTCCATCAAGGTCATTAACTGCCGCCGCATCAGTACCTGATACAACATCAGTAAACCCAATTTCCATCTTAACATCTGTTATAGCATCTATTTTTACCCTAGCCGCCATAGCGCACATTAGCTGGGCTTGCCAGTCTAATCCTAAAGTAAAGTTTGCGTGTGCATCTTCAGAGGCTTGGGTAACTTGGGTAGCTATACCATTAGCCCCTGCCGCAATTGCCAGTGCAGTCCCACTAGCCGCTGTAGTTTGGTAACCACCATGTAGTGTATCACCTAAAAAATCATCATCCCATACTACCATGTCTGTAGTATTAAATTCTGCAAATCCAAAGTCCCTAGCCAACCCCATAGTATTTCTTAGGTTTTGACGGCTTGGGACGTGTTGTACCGGGTTAGCCATTATTATCTCCTTTGACCATAGCTGGGTCAAGTTCTATTCTATTAAACTCAGGTTTATCCTTCTTAAATACTCCCCTTATCCTCCACTCTTCCTTGTCAGGTATTAGTTCGCTAGTATCTATTTCTACAGCCTCAAATGGGCCTAGCAAGCTGAGCCTAGAAGATAGTTCATATCCTCTCTTACTCATCACTGATAAAAAGGTATCTGCTGTACTCTTGAGATGAGACTTCTTCAGCCCAGCACTAGCATCAACTGGTACGTGACAACTTCCTTCCTGTATGCTGTAAGGATTATCCTTCTTAGCATTTAGTTTACGCTGAATCTTTTCAACGTCTACTAATGTTGAATCTTCTAAACTAGTTGACAAATTCTAAATCCGATAATTTAATTCCGACACTGCCCACACCGGCAAAATCAACCTTATACTTATGGTCGCCAGTAACTTTATTCTCATAAAATCTATCTGTAACATGACCGAGTACACCGTTATTTACTATATCATCACGCACATTTTGTGGCAGTGTATCTAGCTTGCTAAGTATTGCAGTGTGCCGCTCAGAGTTTTCTCTAAGCCTTACTGCTGTTCCTTCGGGTATTCTATCATGTTCCGCAGGTGCTTCTATATTTGGAAATAGTTTAGGAGGCTCGGAAGACTTACTCTCCATATCAGAGATTCGGTCTTCCATAGCCCCTAGCTTAGTTAATATAGCCTCCAGCACATCAGCATTGCTGTCAGTAGCTTCACTCTTCTTCGTTGTTGCCAATTTAGGCTCCTTTAATCCATACTCCGTGGTCAGACCTCATTACTTGCTCACCATATAGTTGCTCAATAGCTACTTTATCTGCAAAGTAATCAATGTCATACATTGTGTGCATGCTTGGTGTCATTTGCATAATGAGTGCTTGAGCCTCTTTTTGGAAGAGGGTATTGTCATGACCTGCCGAATTAGTTCCATCGACATTTGTAGACTTGTATACTGGAACACCCAAGAATGACGATATATAAGCCTTGTCCAGTGCTGACTCTCTGCCAGTACCGTGTAGGTTTGTATAGTCGTTATTTACATAGGTATCCATTTTCAGCAATCCGACTTCGGATGCTGGCGAAATTACAAAGTAACGATTGTCTGCCGGGGCATTAGCATCATCAAGATACTGTATAGCCCTTAGATAGTCGTGGTATGTATTTTCTGCGGCGAGCGTACCAACTGTCTGTGAAGACCAGTCAGCCTCGACTCGTGATGCAATTGCATCATCTACGTTTAGTCCTAGTGCATAACCTAGCTTGCCTGCATAAGCCGCAAGCATGTCTCTGTCAGACTGGACTTTAGTAATACTTTCAACCGCAATAGCCGCATAGTAATGCTGGTCTACCGTGATGGTTGTGTTTGACTCTGTGACTGTCTCATACGTGATGGCAGTGTTAGCGCTTTTCGCTCTTGCGGCTAAGTCACTAATGTTAGGGACATGTATCTTGTCGCCCTTCGTTAAACCATCTTCAAATTTTCGGTCAACTAACTTAGCAAAGACTAATTGTGCTTCTCGTGCGACGATTGCCAAGGGTGACCAAATCTCCGGTATGAAGACATCAGCAGTAGTGTTATCAATAAACTCTGTTGCTCCTGTCGCCATTATTTTCTCCTAAAGAATTGGTCTAAAACCGTGTCAGCATGAGCCCTCATTTCTGATTCGCTCATACCGGGAGACATATCTGTGTCAGCCAACGTCATGCGTTTCTGTCCTGCGCCCATAGAGGAGCCAGAATCAACTTCTCGCCCACCTTCTCGTAAACGCTCTTGTACACGCCGTTCGACTTCTTCATCTATATCTGCCACTGGTTGTGAAAAAGCTGTCTGTACAGAGCCTAGCGCACCAGCGTAGTCACCCTGTTCCCACTTAGACCTAGCTTCTTCCATTTGTTCAGAATCCCAAGTACTATCATTGTCGTGTAATACATCGGCAATTCTAGTTCTGTGCATTAGCATCGAAGTGTCCGCTTGCCTTTGCTGAGATAAGCTATCCTTGACTCCTGTCAGTGGAGAATCGTCATAACCGCTTTGCGCAAAGTGGTCAATGAGAGATTCAACTGCGCCCTCTACACGTGATAAGGCCGCCTTAGTTTCGCCTAACTCCAGATACCCTTTTAAGAGCTCCTTGTTTTGGTCTCTGGCCCGGTTCAGTTGTCGTTGCCAGTTTTTTTGCTCATCAGATACGTCATCATAGATGTCCGCTTCTGCGTTAGTACTATTATTGTCCTGATTAGCCTCGTATTCAGCCACGGTTAGTGCCTCCTTGGATGTCCCACGCTGATACTCCAATTAAATTATAACACATTATTATGCTCCTGTCAATGATGAATGTATAACTCTACCTGCCGCAGTAGCCCTGTAACCAGTATGGTGAGGAGTTCTTACTGAGCCTGTAATATTAGCATTCTGTTGCATTTGTAACCATAGGTGTTCTCTGACCTTTGCCTGTTCAGTAATAGGTCTTGCACCATGATACTTAGTTAAATACCAGTCTATGTCTGGGTTATTTTGCCTCATCCTAACTCTTTCTTGCTCAATTCTTTTTGCGATTCTATCTATATCTGGGTCAATCTGCCTAAGCATAGATTTCATATGTGGACTGTTAGCTCGCAAGTACTTACTAGCTTTATACCTATCATTTATATTTGAGAATGTTGCTTCATGAATATTCCAGTATGGTGATAGCGCATCTTTAGACGCTTCAAGTTCTACCATAATTGGATTCTCTTGGAACCATCTATTTTTTCTATCTTCAATATAATTCCATAACTCGGGGCGTTCTATTAGATTATGGTCATTCTTAAACTGTGTTAGAGCGGCTCTATACTTATCCCATATAAAGTTATTGTCTGCATCATAGTTGTTATCATTATCTACAACATCCGCCATATAGAGGTCATACAGTAAATCGCCCTGATATACAATCTCTTTTGAGCTTTTCCCCTCTCTAAGTTCAGACAACCTTTCAGCGACTACCCTTAACTCAGGGTCTGCTACCAGTCTCGTATGAGATAGTCTACGGAATTGCTTTATAGCCCTAATACCTTCATTTAACTTTCTACCATTTATAGCGCCCTTCTCAAAATCTGCGGTAATCTTAGCAATCTCTTGCGACGAGGTAAGGTCTATATCAGCTTTTCGCTGGCTATATACTACCCACTGTCTATCATCGCCCCTAGCAATTTCCCCCCACTTCTCTTTATAGGTTTCCATAGCTTGGATAAGTTCTACGTTATTAGTCTCTAAATCAAATCTAACTTTACTTGGTAACTCACTCCATATTAGTTTTTCGCCAGCCGCAGTTTGTTGCGCTCGCCACGAATTCAA